TTTCTTTAGCAGGTGGTAGTGCAGATGATGCTACCGCACTTATCACTACCTTTTTTCAATCATTAGACAAAGCCGCTCAAGGTACAGAATCAGCACAAAAAGCCTTAAAAAATGTAGGCATATCACTTAATGATTTAAAAACATTAAGTGAAGAAGAATTGTTAGATAAGGCAATTGCTAATTTAAGTGAGATGGATGCAGGGGCTCAACGTACAGCAATTGGCATGGAAATACTAGGGAAAAGATTTCGCACGATGGATCCTGCAGCCCTTAGAGAAGCATTAGATACTGGTAATTTTGACAAATTACAAGCCAGTGCAAAAGCAACTGCACAGGCTCTTGATAATATTCATCATGCATATAGTCAAATACAAAATGCCGCAATTCAAGCATTGGGACCATTAGCAAAACAAATAGCAGACATACATGTAACTTCTGCTCAAATGGAAGTATTGTTTAAAGCAGTAGGTGCCGCAATTGCATTTGCATTTGGTGCTAAAGTAGCCGGAACGATTATAGATATTATAGGTGCAATTAGTAAACTTAATGCAGCCCTTAAGGCTACATTTACTATATCCGCAGCCATGCAAGGAATAGGCGGACTAAAAGGTATAGCACAACTTACCGCTGGTGCAGCCGCAGCCGCATTCGCAGTATATAAATTAAACCAAGCATTAGAGGATACTGTTGAAAAAGAATCTGATATTGGCACTGGTAAATTACCCGAGACTGGTAAAGGTGCAGGAGCATTTCCCCAGGCTCAATTATATAGTGATGCTGAATTACAATCAAGAAAAACAGCATTAGAAACTGCTAAACAAATGACTGACCAATTGGCACGTCAGAATGTGCAAGCAGAATATTATCAACAAGCTATTAATGATACAATTGGATTAATGGATGTTGAAGCCAGTAAGATTAAAATGAATGCTCAACTAGACCAAGATGCGGCAAACAAACTTATCGACCTTAACAAACAAATTGAGATTGAGAAAAGCAAAGGGCGTGCTACTAATCAAGGAGTAATCGTTGAATTAGAAAAACAAAAAGATGAAGTTAACAAACACCTTGAAATTACCAAACGATTAAAGCAAGAAGAAATTGAAAGATTAGAATTCCTTAAACAGCAAAATGCTGAAATGGGATATATGAGTCAGATTCTTCAAGATAATATGAATATCGCTGTAAAACGTGGCCAATTAGGAGTTCAACAACAGGTAATTGAAGGTAAAATAACTCAGCAACAAGCCGATAGATTAAATGAACTTGGTCGCATTGAAGCAGAATATTATAATAAACGAACACAGTTACAAGAGCAATTAGTTAAAACTACATCAGAATCAGATAGAGCAATTATTGAAAAGAAAATTCAAGACCTTAAGACTCTTGAAAAAACAGAAATAGAATATTTGATGAGGAAAGTTGACCAAGAAAAGGCAATACGTCAAAGTTCAACTGCTGGTGCTATTGCCGCACTAGAATCAATCAAACGAGCAACAGATCCATTTACAGTCGCACAAAATAGTGTTTTAACTTTATTTCGTAGTATGGAAAGCGCAATCGACAGGTTTGTTGATACTGGTAAATTAAGTTTTGGTGACTTTGCAGAATCAGTTATCAAAGACTTAATTAAGATACAATTGAAAGCAGCCGCAACTAATTTTATGAGTGCTGGATTAAGCATGTTAGGTTTCGGTCTCCCAGGTATGGCAGCAGGTGGACCAGTATCTGGTAACACTCCTTACATCGTTGGTGAGCAAGGACCAGAACTATTCATACCAAAGATGGCTGGTAACATTGTACCAAATCATAAGATGGGTGATGTTGGTAGTAGTCAAGCACAATCAAGCAATACATATATAACTAATAATATCAGCGCAGTAGATGCAAAAAGTGTTGCACAACTATTCGCAGAGAATCGTAAAACATTATTAGGTAGTGTTAAAATGGCAGAAAAAGAAATGCCATATAGAATGAGATAAGGAACAAGTTATGGGTTTACAAACAATTATAGATATGAGTAGTGGATTGAGCATCAATCGCAGAAAACTTGCAGGAGTTCAATATACACGAAATCAAATCAGTCGCACAAGTCTTACGCCAACATATAATCCATGGCGTTTTAGTGTAGACATGCCAACAAGTTTAAAATACAGTGAAGCACGTTCATTAATGGAAGAACTTGATAGTTTGGATGTGATATATCCAGAAAACATTAAGTTTAGCAATAATCCAAAATTAAGTTGGTTGTTTCGTTATCAAGGCGCAGCCAACTATCAGCAACTAAATCAAATCAAAGTTGTTAGTTTTTTAAACAATGAATTGATATTGAATAGTCTGCCAGTAATTGGTGCTAGTGCTATATTGTTTGCTAAGAATGATTTGATACAGATACAAGGATATCCTTATTCATTCACAAGCACAACAGATATATTGCGCGGTATAGGTAATGATGTTACTGTATTAACTCACAGACCTAATTTTATTCCAGACAGTGTTACTGATTTAAATATCACAGTTGGTAACTTCTGTGATTTCAGAGTATTTTGTCCTAACATGCCAACATACAGACTGATTCCAGGTGGCACACAATATAGTGGTGGCACTATTGTTAGCAATGCTTACATAGAATGGAGTGACAGTTTTGAATTGTACGAATATCTTGGAGATTTATAATGGTTATTATTCCAGAAGTAGATAATGTACCTTACGTAAGCAATGCAGAGTTTGTAAAACTTATAGTAACTCCTGAAATTGGAATACCAGTAACATATACATTCAGTACTAGTTTCAGAACAGAAACTATCGATGGTGTTGTTTACCAAGCATTAGGCACATTACTAAACATCGGTACACAACAACGTGACTTACGTGTTACAAGTAGTGATACAACCATTACATTGAGTGGATTGGACAGCGATAACATTTACATTGTGCTTGGTACCAAAATTAAAGGTAGTCCAATTGAGATATATCGCGGATTTTACGATGACAACTATAACTTAGTTAATACAGTACGTAGATTTAATGGCATAATTACAAGTTATACTATCACAGAAGATTTACAACAAGATAACAACATTGACAATTTTGTTATTAGTATAAACTGTAGTGCATACAAAACTATATTAGAAAATCGTATGGCAGGTAGAAAAACAAATAGTAATAGTTGGAAAGAATTTAATCCAACTGATATAAGTATGGATAGAGT